CCTCTTCTCTCGTCTTCGTCGACCCGCCAGCGGTCCAATATCCCAGGTTCCACTAAGAATGAGGGCTGCATCCAACCCAGCTCCTAACTGGGTGAGGCAGAGGTTTATTGTCGAAGGCAAAGATACCGGACGCGTCTTTGTCCCATCCACGCTTAAGGACAACCCTGGAATCGACGCTGTTTCATACCGTCAGGCCCTTTCGGAGCTGGACCCCGTAGAAAGACGACGATTAGAAGAAGGAGACTGGTGGTCAACGACCCTCGGTAGCCTTTTCCAGCGCGAAGCCTTTCTTGTTATTGACCCGGAAGAAATACCCGTTATAACCAACTCTGCAAGGGTGGTTCGGTTTTGGGACCTTGCTGCCACGGAGCCTCATGCTGGGTACCCAGACCCCGACTGGACCGTAGGAACCCTGATGATGTTTGATGGTGGTGTTGCTTACGTTCTTGACGTAAAAAAGGCCAGAGTTAGAGGCGAAAAAGTGGAACAACTCATAGCCAAGACGGCGGAAGAAGATGGTTTTGGTGTTGCCATTAGAATGGAGCAAGAACCAGGCTCGTCAGGCAAGGCCTTAGTTGACCAGTACGCCAGGTATGTGATTCCTGGATACGATTTTGGAGCGATGCGCCCAACAGGAGACAAGGTGACGAGAGCTAGACCCTTGGCGGCTGCCGCTTCAAACGGAAACGTAAGACTTGTTCGTGCTCCATGGTTGACAGACTGGCTAGATGAATTTTCTTCATTTCCAGAAGCCTCAAACCACGACGACCAAATAGACTCGGCAGTTGGAGCTTTTACCTATCTTACTGGTCTGGGGTTGCCACAGCGCAAAAGAGCATCTATACTCATCTAGTAAATCACCTATCTAAACTTAAACGAGGTACTAGTAATGAGCTTGGAAAAAATCCAAGAGCTCCGTTCTTCCTTAATGGACCTTGACAAAGAATTGTCTTTATTCATATCTGGAGAACCTTCACCTGAAGAGGCCGGACAGGGCCTCGCGGAGTTGAACCTTTTAAAAAGAGACATAGCACTTGTCTACGAATCTTTTTCACATGCCTTGTCTGAAATAATGGGTTCAGTAGAGATGCTTTCGCTTCCCGATGGCACCACTATTGAAAAGAAGTCAGCCTACGACAGAAAAGGCTGGAAACACCTAGAGCTTGGTTCAGCCGTAGCAGACCGTCTCGTAAAAATGTCTATTGACATGGACACTGGAGAAGTGACAAAGTCTCCAAAGGAAATTGCTGAAGAAATGCTTGCATACTGCGCTCCGTCGTATTGGAGAATTAAAGAACTAAACAAAATCGGCCTAAATGCCGATAACTTTAGTGAAACTGGCGAACTCAAAACAAGCATCATTGTTCGTAAACCTAAAAACACATAAACATAGTTAACTAAACAAGGAGACCTACGTGTCGTCTATCAATATCAATAACTCTGAGAACATTTCGCGTCTCCTAGCAGAGCCTTTCTCGGAAGAAATGGAACGCACAAGAGTCAAGGGTGGAATTTCCCTTATCTATCTTCCGATAAGTGAGGTCATCAATCGTCTTAACAAAGTTTTGGGCGTTGACAACTGGTCGTTTGAAATCGTTTCTGTTCGCCGTGACGACGTGGATACCGACGAAATTGTTGCCCATGTGTCACTGACGGCCACCATAGGTGACGCAACTGTCGTCAAGCACGGCTTCGGTGGTTCTTCAGTGAAGCGTCAAAAGAAAGACAACAAGCCTCTTGACCTTGGCAACGACTTTAAAGGTGCCGTCTCTGATGCTCTTAAAAAGGCAGCACAGCTCTTGGGTGTCGGTCTATACCTCGCACGCTCTGCAGATGCCTTAGACGCGGAATACGCATCCTCTGCGCCAGCCCCACAACCCGAGGTGCCATCAGAGATTGATGAAAAGTGGACAAACTTTGTTTCAGTTGCAAAAACGCTGACACAGGAACAAAAAGATGCACTAAACACTTTTTGGACTAGTCATTCAGGTGGAAAAGCAAAACCAACTCGCTCTACAGTAACCGAAGACGACATTGATGCTCTTGTTGTTGAGGCAATGCGCCTTTCTTTTGGTGCAACCCTCGTTGCAAAAACAGATGACAACTGACCAAGACGGGCTCATGCGGGCCCCAGAACTACTTTCCCCTTCATCAATATCGACATTCCAACAATGTCCTATGAAGTTCAAGTTCAGCAAAATTGATGGACTTAGGGATTCTCCAACGGAAGCAACAATGCTTGGCAACTTTGTTCATGAAATCCTGGAGACGATGTATGCCCTTCCCTCTGAACAAAGAACTCAAGAGACTGCTAGGCAACTGGCACGAGATTTATGGTCTGCGAAATGGGAAGCAGAAGTTACATCCTTAATCCATGGAGAAAAAGAACTACGCCTCTTTAGGTGGTCTGCTTGGTGGTGCGTCGAAAACCTATGGATGCTTGAGCAGCCACAAGAGGTTGAGCCTTGGGGTATTGAAGAACATGTGGAAGGCGAGATATCTGGAATTAAACTTCACGGATTTATAGACCGCCTACATCTGGATGGGGATACCGCAAAAGTATCCGATTACAAAACAGGCAAAACGCCCAAAAAGAACTACATTGAAGATAAGTATTTCCAGCTTATTATCTATACCCAGCTTCTTAAAAGTCTTGGTATTGAAGCTAAAAAGTTTGAAATAGAACTTCTGTATCTAAAAGACGGCGTGAGGTTTGCAAAAGAAGTAACTGCAGAAGATGTGCAAAAAGTTGCTTCAGTAATTGCAGAGGTTCGAGCAGGAATAGAGGAACGGTGTAAAAATGGATATTTTGAGCCTAATAAAACCATTCTGTGCAACTGGTGTGGGTTTAAAAAAATGTGTCCTGCTTGGCAGTGATAGATAAAATATATGAATTCAAGATGGAATGACGATACTTTTGCTCGCATGGTCGCCGAGGAAGTAAAGAACAAAGTCACCCCTTTGGAGCGCGCAGAGCTTAGGCGAGTTGAGAACTGGGACAGATGGAAGAGGGCGCTTCTCGCTTTGTCTGAAAATCTCCAAAGACAAATAGAGAGCATTGAGGCAGATAGCGAATCTGACCAAAAACGGTATTCGTCGCTGGACTTCAAGTTTAAAAAACTTAACGATGAAACTCAACGCTATTACAACGAAAAAGCTACACGAATAAACAGGTTTAAATATCATGTTGACCGTCGGCTTGATGAAGTTTGCGTAATGATTGAGACCGGCGAATCCACCGTAGAAGACGGGTGGAAGGAAGTCGATTTCTATAGAAGAGCAATCATTGCTCACAGAACACTAATGAGGGACTTTGACCTAGAAGATACGGCAATCGACCGTTCTTTGTGGGAATGCCTTGACAGCAAATGGACTTTTGATTCTATAAATAACGACAACCTCTAGTGATGTATTCTTTAGCTTAGATGAAGCCAAGGAAACCACTAAAGCGAACCCCGTTAAAACGAACTTCTTTAAATCGAGGGACCAAACCAATCCCTAAAAGAAGTAAAAAAACGGAACAGGTTTATGTTGAGCGCCGCAAAATCGTGTCATCTATGCTCGCTGAGTTCCCCTTTTGTTTTGCATGCCCGGTTTTTGCAAAACATGATGGCCTGACAACCTTTATACACAAGAACAGCGTTGACGTTCACGAATTGGTCAGAAGGTCTCAGGGTGGGTCGATACTTGACGAAGAAAACTTAGTAACAGTTTGCAGAAGCTGTCACTCAAGAATTGGTGAAGAACCTTCTTTGGCTTTTTCTCTAGGACTAGCAAAACATTCCTGGGAATAAATGTATTATTTAATCACTCCTTAGAATCGCTACCTGGGGACATTATAGGTACACGGGCAGGCTGGCGCGGCAATAACGCGACTGCCTGCCTTTGTATTTATTTGCTATAGTCGGATTTACTATGCGCCTCATGGGTCTCGACCTCTCTTTAACATCTACGGGCATATCTATGGACGGGGTAACTAGCGTTATTCGCTCCAAGGCACGAGGGGCCGAACGTCTTTCCGACATTACGAGAACCGTACTGCATGAGTGTTTGGAGAATGAAATAATTTGCGTTCTCATTGAAGGTTACTCTTTTGCCTCCCGTAGTGGTCAGGCCTTCAGTATCGGCGAGTTAGGTGGCTGCATCCGAATGACATTGTTTGAATGCAATATTCCAGTTGTTGAAATACCCCCCACCTGTCGTGCAAAGTTTGCAACCGGACGTGGAAATGCATCTAAGGGAGAAGTTATTTCCGCCATCTCAGCAAAGACTGGGATTATCTTTAGTGGAGCATCTGGAAACGACGAATGTGATGCATGGGTTCTTGAGCGAATGGGAATGGTTCACCTCGGAATA